AAGACATACGCGATCTGTTGGCCGACAGCGTGATCGAACGGCTGGAAGAACAAGCACTGGAAAGGAATGGGCAATGAGCGCGACTATCACCCTTAAGGTCACGGCCTACTACTACCCGAGTTTTCAAGACTTGGCCGAAATCTTGGACGGCAAGGCTACGCCGTTCTTTACCGCCATCGACGGCATCCCGAAAGATGGGGTAGCTATCGGTGACGCTGATGTGGTCGTCACCATTCGCAGCCAGAAGGATATCTTGCGGGGCCAACTTGACTCGCTCAATGAAGCGTTGAATCGAGAGCGGGCCGAGAGCCAACAGCGCCAAAACGCAATCTTGGAAGCGATTTCGAAACTCACCTGCCTTGAGTGGGAAGGGGTGCAGGCATGACCACACGCCGCTACCCACGCAGCCTGATCGAAGCATGGCCGCACCACTACCCGCACAGCATCACGCGCCACAAGCGCCCGCTTGCTGATCGTGTGGCCGATTGGATGCTGGCTTGTGTCATAGCTGGCGGCATCGTCGCTCTGTGCCTTCATTCGCTGGGGGCGCTGTGAACACGAAGCACACACCCGGCCCATGGAAGGTCATCACCGAAGCCGCAGCGCTTGAGGTTGATGTGTTTGAGGTGGCGGAAGTCTCCCACTTCCGCGTCATCCCTGACCGGCCAGACACATGGTCATCTCAAGGCGATGCGTTTGCTGATGCTCGCCTGATCGCTGCCGCGCCGGAACTGCTGGAGGCGCTGGAATCAATCGTCAATTCCGACAACTACCAGATCGTGGCAGCAGCCATCGCCAAAGCCACCGGAGGCCAGGCATGAACACCTGCACCTCCGACCGCTGCCAGCAAGGAAGGGCCAAGTGCCCATGCCCCGAAGCCTGCGAACTGCCCATTCAGTACGCAGACGAAGAACCCACCCCCACCGCCTTTGCTCTGGTGCTGTGGATTTGCTGCTGCATCGCAGTGCTGGCGCTTGTTTCATTCATTGCCGGCCTGAGTGCTGGCTTCAACTGAGAACCACAAATGAGCAATATCGTTTTGTCCCAAGCGTCCAAGCTGGCGCAGTCCTTGGGCATGGCTGGAGAAGGCCAGGAGCTTGTCGCAACGCTCAAGGCTACGGCTTTCAAGGGCCAAGTGTCCGACGCGCAGATGGCCGCGCTTCTGGTGGTTGCCAATCAGTACGGTCTGTCGCCTTGGACGAAGGAAATCTACGCGTTCCCCGACAAAAACAACGGCATCGTCCCGGTGGTCGGTGTGGACGGCTGGGCGCGGATCATCAACAGCCACCCTCAGTTTGACGGGATGGATTTTGAGCAGGACGCAGAGGGCTGTACCTGCATCATCTACCGCAAAGACCGCGCGCACCCCATCAAGGTGACGGAGTGGATGGAGGAATGCAAGCGCGGCACCGGGCCGTGGCAGTCGCACCCGCGCCGCATGCTGCGCCACAAGGCCATGATCCAGTGCGCCCGCCTCGCGTTTGGCTTTGTCGGCATCTTCGACCAAGACGAAGCCGAGCGCATCGCGGAGGGCGTCACGACAAAGGCGGTTGACCCCAACACCGGGGAAATCATCAGCTTCGATGTGACTGCCGCGCTCAATGAAGTGGCCCAAGCGCAGGACACCGAAGCCCTGCAAGAAGTCTGGAAGCGCCGAGGGGCTGAAGCCGTCGCGGCCAAGGACAAGGGAGGCCATGCTGCGTTGAAGCAGGCCGTCATTGAGCGCAAGAACGTGCTGACCAATGTTGTCGATGCGGAGGTGGTCAATGCCTGATGAAGTGATCCAAGGAAGCCCTGAGTGGCATCAGCAGCGCCTTGGCCGCGCCACCGCCTCGCGTATTGCCGATGTGGTTGCCAAGACCAAAAGCGGCTACAGCACCAGCCGCGAGAACTACATGGTGGAGCTGGCGCTGGAGCGGATCACCGGACAGCGCCAGGAGGCTTACACCAATGACGCAATGCGGTGGGGCACCGACAACGAGCCGTTGGCCCGTGCTGCCTACGAAGCCAAGACCGGCGAACTGGTGGAAGAAGTGGGAATGATTGCCCACCCCACCATCGCCATGTCTGGCGCTTCACCTGATGGCCTGATTGGTGCCGATGGGCTGCTTGAAATCAAGTGCCCCAACAGCGCAACGCACATCAAGACCATACGCACCGGCAAGCCTGACGCGAAATACATCACGCAGATGGCATGGCAGATGGCCTGCACTGATCGGAAGTGGTGCGATTTCGTCAGCTTTGACCCGCGCATGCCCGAAGGCTTGCAACTGTTCACCGTGCGCGTGATGCGTGACGACAAGCTGATTGCCGAGCTTGAAACCGAAGTGGAATCGTTCTTGGTCGAGGTGGCCGAGATGGTGATTGAGTTGTTAACCCTGAAAGAGAAAGAACCCGCATGAACTACGACAACACAAACTCTGGCGCTCTGTTCAAGAACGACCGCAAAGAGACAGCCAACCACCCGGACTACAAAGGCCAGATCAACGTCCAAGGCGTGGACTACTGGCTGTCGGCATGGATCAAGCCCATGAAGAACGATCCCGAGAAGCGGTTCATGTCGCTGTCGGTCAAAGCAAAAGAAGCCGCGCCAGCCCCGCCGCCGCAACGCCAAGCAGCAGCACCTCGCCCTGCTCCGCGCCCTGCTGCGGATGATTTCTCCGACCTCGATTCGGACGTGCCTTTTTGATTTCCGGGCCGGTGCCTCTGGGGGTTCCTGGGGGAGCGCACACCGGCCCACCCCAACAAGCGGGACTGACCTGATCCAGCCTGAGCCAAGCCACTCGGGAACAAGCCGCGATGAAGAAATCATGCGCGCCCGCACGTTTTCATGGCGCATGACGGATTGCAGCGGGGTCAGTGGCAACCACATGCCGCTGAATCGCGGAACGGCTACCCAACACAACACACACCATGCTCAATACCATCAAAGAATCAGACCCTCGCATCACTGGCGAGGCATGGAAGACGCAAGACCGAAAGGCTGTTGAGGCTGTGCTGCACGGCGCCCGCGTGGGCGAAGGCTCACTGACACCTCAGCGCATCGCATCACTGTCAGGCGTCGAACTCTCAGCAGTGCGGGTCATCATCAAGTCGATGTTGACGGCACGGCAGATCGTCAACGCCGGCACGGCCCAGCAGCCCAAGTACCGGATGCGCGGGGAGGCGGCAACCAACTACATCCCCACCAAGATCACCAACGGCAACAGCCGTGGGTCGTATCAGCAGCACTACCCCATCTGGCGACCTGGCGCGACAGATCACGAAACTCTGCCATCGCGCATGGGCAAGAAGTTGATCTTCAGAGACGGGACTGTTGCCGATGCCGTCTAGTGCGAAGCCGCGCAAGAAGTACCGACCCAAGCCCGTCCTGGCCGACCCGGTGGGCTATGTGGTTGAAGGCGTCCAGCCGGTTGCATCGCATGGGTCGTACCTCGTTGACCTGCTGGTGACGAATCACAACGCAATGGAAATGCTGGTGAAGGGCGTGGCAACGAAGAAGCACATGGATGTGCTGATCGCCATGCACAACATCACCGAAGCCCTGTACCGCATGGGATTTGGGCGCGATTACTCGGACTGCGTGCTACGCGGCAAGGCGGCGCTTTTGGACTTGTGTGGGCGTGGCGCCAAGACAGGCCGGTTTGTGTGCCGTGCGGCTGAGATTCAAGCCCTAAACGACCTCATGGCCTTGGCAGACGCACAGCTAGAGGTCATCACCGTGGCCGACATGCAGAAAGCCATTGCACTCGGCAAGCGCGAAATCAAAGCCAAGCGGGCAACCATCATCAAGGAAACAGCATGAAACTCCGAATCCTCAAACTCCACCCTGACGCCAAGGTTCCCACGTATGCCACGGATGGGTCGGCCTGCTTTGATCTGTACGCCTGCGATATTGGCGCAGAAAGCAAAGCCCGCGTCTTACCTGGGCATCCCCTCACGTTCTGCACCGGCCTAGCATTTGAAGTGCCCACCGACCATGCCATGCTGATCTTCTCGCGCAGCGGGCAGGGCTTCAACCATGACACACGCCTGGCCAACTGTGTAGGCGTGATCGACGCTGATTACCGGGGTGAGGTTTTGGTGAGGCTGACCAACGACGGGAAGCGTGACATGACCGTGCGCGATGGCGACCGAATCGCCCAGGCCATGCTTGTGCCCATCCCCCGCGTGACGTTTGAGGTTGCCGAGCAACTGAGCATCACGGAGCGTGGTGAAAACGGATTTGGTTCGACGGGAACAACATGAAACCCATCTGCACTTACTGCGGCCAGGAAGGCCATCGGGTGACGCACTGCCCTATTTTTCCGAGGAAGCCATGACCGACAAACAACCCGAGGCGCAGCGGCTGGCTGACTGGCTGGAACCGCGAGCAGAGTCAATCGAGCACATCAACACCGCCGCCCTACTCCGCACCCAGCACGCAGCCATTGAGCGCAAAGATGCGCTGTTGCGGCAGGCGATGCGGCAAATGGGCAAGTTTTCCGCCGATGACGTTTGCGAAGCACTACACCACAAAAAAGCAGACCGGCACGCACTGCTGGCGCCGTGCCCAGTTGCGGGGCGCTTTATGTCTGTGCTTGATGCCATCACCAAGGAGCTGCAATGACCACCACACCACTGCCGCCAGGAGTTGCCCCGGTAGCCCAGCAGCCGCAGGCCGAGTCGGATGCCTACTGCATCACAACCCCTGATGGGGGCTGTATCAGCACCGACCCCCGGTGTATGCACCAGCCGCAGGCCGAGGCGGTTGACTGGAAGGCGCAGTACGAACATCAGAAGCGACGCGCCGAAAGGTGGATCGCAAAGTACGAGGCTGACATTGGCCCGCTGGAAAAGGCTGGCCCGGTAGCCCAGCAGCCGCAGGAAATCGAAGTGCAGTGCCCGGTGTGCAACCACAAATTCTACGAATGGCCGAATGACAAGCAGCCGCAGGCCGAGGCGGTTCCTGTTGTAGATCGTGTATACGAGGCTGCAAAACGTCTCGTGGACCACGCAGACTTCCAGCTTGGCGGGGTCTTGAGCGCCAAAAGCAAGGCGCGAGACATACCCAGTAATGCCGCGTCAAAAGTCAAGGCGCGTCACCTGGCATCGCTGCGTGACGCACTTGCGAAAACACCCCAGCAGGCCGAGGCGGTGCCGCCCGATGTGGCACGGGATGCGGAGAGGTATCGAAAACTGCGAACCTTTCATTGGTCTGAATCCAGTATGTGTGTCGTACTTGATCCAAAGAAAAGCGTGTTGCTAGGGGCTGTTTGCCCTTCCGGCACAAATCTTGACGACTACATTGACGCAGCCATCGCGCAGCAGAAAGGCGGTGTGTGATGGACACCGTTGTTGTCTCTGGTCTGATCCTGTTGGCGAATCTTGGTGTTCTGGGGCTCACCGTGAAGCTCTACACGGAGATTCTCAAGGACGCCAGCATGAACCGTAGGGCCAAAGAAAGGAGCCAGCCATGAGTGAACCGCAATGGCAAACCTGCCCTAAGTGTGGAGAACGCTGGTGGGACTCGCATGTGTGCCGAAACACACTGAACTCGCTAAAGATAGCCCTTGCTCCGACATGCCAGTTTTGTGGGCAAGCAGCCCGCGCACAACCAGCGCAGGCGGGGCAGGTGCTGAGTGATGAGGACGTTCTCAGAGCAGCAGCCAGAACGCTAGACAGTGAAGTTGTTGAAGTCAGCCCTTTGAGTTGCATAAAGGACTTCGCCCGCGCCATAGAAGCCGCCGTTCTGGCAAAGCGGGTGCCGATGACGCCGGAAGAAACAGACGCTGCGATGAAACTGCTGTTCTACCCAGCACGCAACAGAGCCTTTATTGATGGCGTCGAAGCCGCCGAATTGCACCACGGCATCGTTGGCGAGAAGGGAGGCGCGACATGACCAACAAGATCATTGAGGCGGCTCGTTTGGCAGGAGGCACAACCTACACCAACCGCCACTACCCCGGCGAAACAGCGTGCGCTTTCGGCCCCGAAGCACTTGCCCGCTTCTACGCCATCGCCCGCGCTGAGGCGCTGGAGGATGCCGCGAAGGTGGCAGAGGCCCAGCAAGACCTTGCCGAACAGGAGAAAGCCGACAAGCGATTCAAGGACGCGATCAAGGAGGGCGACGAACGAAGCGCCGTTGATCGTGGTGAGCACTGGATGTGCGTTACCACCTGCAATGCAGTTTTGCGGAACGCAGCCAAGGCTATTCGCAGCCTGAAGGAGCAGCAACATGGATGAACAGCGGGCAGAGTTTGAGGCGTGGGCCAAAAGCAAGGGAGCGCCCAAAGATGGTTGGTGGATTCGCCAAATTGATGACGGCGGGTATAGCTGCCACGCTGTCGATATGGCATGGGATGCTTGGCAAGCCGCCACCCAGCGCCAGCAGGAGCGCATTACAGAGCTTGAGGCACAGGTGCAGGCGCTCAGTCTGGATGCGGGGCGGCTGGATTGGCTTGCAACCCAAGAAGGCGCCTATCGGGGAATTGATGGAGATTTGCCCGACTTGCCTTTTTGGGAAGTGTGCGGCGTTGAAGGTCAAAACGTGCGCGAAGCCATTGACGCTGCCATTGACGTGGGAAAGGGTGGGCAAGAATGAAACATGGTGGATTCAAAAACCATAGAGCTACATACCAATGCTGGCAAGACATGAAGCAACGTTGCCACAACCCAAACAGTGTGCAGTTCAAGAACTATGGAGCCAGAGGGATCGTAGTTTGTGAAAGATGGAGAAGTGATTTTTCAAAATTTCTCCAAGACATGGGGATAAAGCCCGATGGATTGACCATTGATAGGATTGACAACGACGGTGACTATTGCCCCGAAAACTGCCGATGGGCCAACAAAAGCGAACAACGAGCGAACCAACGTGGAGTTGTACTTTTGCCAGTTGATGGGCAGTTAGTCCCGCGAGATGTTGCCGCGAGGCTTGTCGGCATACATCCATCCACACTGCAAACACGACTTCGTAAAGGGTGGGCTGTGCAAGATGCTCTTGCTACACCGCCAGAGAAGTCAAAACAACGTACTGGGAAACGGAACCGGCGATCCGCCATTGCGGCAGGAAAGGGGGAGGTCAATGGCTGATATTGAGGTGATGACCGCACAGACGCTGTATTTGGCCCCAACCAAGAGGCGCCGCTATCTGACCGCTAGGGCTGCTGCGAACGCCGAAGCTCGTGCGCAGCTTGACAACAAGTACCCATACGAGCGGCCAGAGTATGAGCAGGGCCACATGATTTTTTCCGGCTGGCATTGGTCGTCCGACCAAAAGCTTGTAGCTGCGCATAAGAGGCTATCCCGCGCGCTGTTAAAAAACCTGCGCCGCGCAGCCATTGCCCGCGCCACCCACAAGGAGCAGACATGAGAGACTTGATCGACAGTGACGGCGAGAACCGCGCCGTTCGGGCGTTCTTGCTGCTGTACGGTGGCAGCACAGGCGTGACAACAACCCAGATGCGCCGACACATGGAGGCTTCAGGCTACCCGCTATGGCCTGAGTGGGCCACACACGCCGATCGCCACCTGACCAAAGGCGGCGCACAAGATTGGCTGCGTCACTTGTTCGCACTCGAAACCATCGCCGCCCACAAGGAAGGAGCCTGAGCATGTCCAGACGCGCACGAAACCGCAGGGACAAGCGCCAGCCCTGGGAAGATGAACCAAGCCCCGCAAGTCGGGGCTGTTTTTTTGGAGGAACACCATGAACGACCTACTCGACCTTGACGACATCGCCGCGCTGTATCGAGTGCCGCGCCGCCATGCCCGTGATTTCATCGCCAAGCAGCCAGGGTTCCCCGAGCCTGTCCCCGGCTCAAGTGGTAGATTCAGGCGCTGGAGCGCGGCAGAAATCCGCGCGTTCATCAATCGTCGCCCCGCTAAAAGCGTAAGACCAGCCCTGAAGGCCGCATAAACACTAGTGTTTAGTTGCCTGCTGGGGGCGCCACAGCTTAAAAAATAAGCACAAGAAAAGGCCGGTTTCACTCTGTAGGACGCCAGTGCGCTACAGTTGTTTGAACAAGATTTCACGCATTCCTACGCTGAAATCACGCTACGGAGTTACGCTTGGCATCCTTCAGAAAACAGGGCGAAAAGTGGCGGGCTGAGATCGTCAAGGCAGGAACGCGCACCTCTAAGAGTTTTTCAACGCTCAAGGAGGCAAAAGCGTGGGCTTTGTCGGTGGAGTCCAACCTAGCTGCCACCAAAAAACACAGCGGCTGGACGTTCGGAAACATGGCCGAGCGTTACAAGGAAGAACGCGCCACCGGCCACCGCACCACCATGAATGAAGCCGCCCGCATCGACACGATGACGGCGCACTTTGGCGAACACACCCTGCTCAAAGACATTGACGCGCCCCAAATCGTCAGGTGGCGGGACAAGCGGCTAAAGACCGTCACCCCGTCCACCGTGGTGCGCGAGGCGGGGATTCTGCGGGCAATGTGGCGGGTGGCGATGGATGAATGGCGCTGGGTGGATCACTACGCCTTCAAGGGTGTGAAGCTGCCAGAGGAAAACCAGCCACGGCACCAGCGATGGACATGGCCCCTCATCAAGCGGGTTTTGCGGGCAGAGCGCACCGGCAAGACGGCAGAGATGCAGGCCGCGTTTCACATCGCCTTGCGAACCGGCATGAGGCTTTCTGAAGTGCTGCAAGCGCCCGAGAACTTCAACCCAAAGACGCGGGTGGTCACGCTCCGCACGAAGACCGAAACCCGCGCACAAATCCCGATTGGTCGCATTGCCGCCAAGCTGCTGAATCGCCCGCCGTTCGTTGTCAACCCCAATGAGGGCAGCGTTCTTTTCTCAAAGTTGTGCCGTCAGTTGCTCATCAAAGACCTGACGTTTCACGACGCTCGGGCCAGCGCCTTGACCTGGCTTTCACGCAAGGTCGATGTGATGACCCTTGGCAAGATCAGCAGGCACAAGGATCTGAACCTGCTGCAAAACGTCTACTACCGCGAAACCGCCGAGGACATAGCCAAGCGCATCTAAGGCCGGTCGTTGTCCAAAAAATTACCACGGTCGCCCAAGGTGGCAGACTCCATCAAAATGACTGAAGAAGCAACGATTAAGCCTTGCGCCGACTGCGCGCACTTCGACCCATCGGACGGCATGTGCTGCCGCCCGTTTGCTGTTGCCGGCATGGTCGTCAAGCGGGCGCCGCCGATGCGAAAAATTCTATGGATTGGTGAAGACCAGTGCGGTAAGGATGGCCGCTGGTTTGAGCCGATAGGAACAACTCACGGTCGATAAGTCGGCGGCGGATCATCCACAGGCGGAGGCGGTGCTGCTGCCCACTTTTCCAGCGCCTCGCGCACTTCCTGCCGGCGCTTGCGGTCCAGCTTGTCCTTGAGGTTTCGCAGGGCTTTGGCGTCTTGGTGGCGGCGCCCTGGCTCGTTCACTTGGGCCATGCTTCAACCAAGCCGGCGTGTTTCAGTTGGCACAGCCGGTAAGCCTTGGCCGTGGCCACGCCCCACTTCAGCACCGTTCCGGCCTGGCCGTCACGCACTTCACCGAGCGGTGGGCAAGGTTCCGCCAGATTCGGAGGCGGCGGTTTCAGCGGCAGCGTCTCGGAGTGCCCGCAGGCCGTCAGGGTCAAGGCAGACATTGCGGTACACAGGCCGATCCACGATGACCTCGACAGTTTCGGTGATGGTGTTGAACACGGTTTCGACACGGGTGCGCCCCTTTTCAAACGTGGTTGCGGCCTCATAGCTGGCCTTGTCGCGGGCTTTCTCAGCTTGGACAGCCGCAGATAGCCGTGCCGCTTCTTTCGCCCCATAGCGCCAGTCCTGCACCTTCCACGCACCACCGAAGGCGATGGCGGCGCCAGCTAGGGCGGCGGCGGTGTGGGTGTAAATAGCCATGCAAATATCTTGTGGAAGGCTTAAAATCACAGGCCGGGGCTAACCCGAGAAAGGAACAGCATGCTCACGCCATTTGTCAACGTAGACGTAAAGATGAGCAAGCCCATGCTTCGCGCCTTGAGCCTGTTTGAAACCTTTTGCGTTGTCCAGAACAAGCTGACGACCACGGAGCAAGAAATTAAGGCGTTCATCACCGAGCGTTTTGGCGCCCAACTTGCTGCAAAGTTTGAACCTTCGTTCATGTTCACAAGCCAAGACGCCTCAACAAGTCTTCAGTGATAACCCCTGCATACGGCTTCATTTGAAGTGCGCGTAGGTCAGTTGTGCGTGGTGCAGCGGGATTCGGGATTCCTCGCTGCTGAACCGCATGAGGAAGTAGTTGAAACACGTTGATGTCTTCTTTTAGCCTGCCGATACCCTCGCCTGGGACGCCGTAAGGGTATGACGCATGACCCGACTTGGTTTTCAACCCTTGGTCTGCAAATATCTCTCCAACATTCATCACGCCGCCATCGGGGCCGCGCAGTTGGCTCGGGTCAGCCACTGCAAGACGCGCCTGCCCAAGACTTAGCCCACCGGCATCCCGAAATTCTGTGTCCATCATGTTTTTGAGGTTTTTGCGAACCGCATCAGGCGCAGCCCTATACAAATCAAAAGCATCTGGAGAAGAAACGCTTGACCATCCAGGGATCGCTTTTTTTATTTGAGCGTCAAGTTTTCTCTTGACAGCTTTGCTCATGTTTGCGTCAGCGTAAGAGAGCATGGTTTCCCCCGTCATCGTCGCAAAGTCACCGCCAGATGGGGCCATGCGCCACGGCAGGTAGACGGGGTTTTGCCCGGTGACAGACTTGATGACTTCGGCCTCTTGTAGCAGTTGGCGGGCAGGCTGTTTTCCAGATGCCCACACCATGCCAGGGTTGTCAAACATAAAAGCCTGCCCACCTTGCATGTTGACCGGGTTGCTTAACTTAACACCGCCAACCTGATTGAGCAGGCCGACCCCTGTACGGTCAGACATAGATGTGATAAACGGTTTTCCAACCAAGTCGGCAATGGACACCTCTGGCACATTTGTCACCCGCTCGTCCACATCAGTTATCAGGCTTTTCAGCTTCTCCTGCTCTTTGACCCTTGGGTCAAAACGAGGATCAAACCCCATTTCTCCAACTTTTCTAGTAACCCCCACCGGCGCAAAGTTCATCACGCTGTTGAGGTACGTATCCGTCAACTGCCGCGCTGCTGCGTTGTCTTGCAACTTCATGGGGTTGCGCGGATCGTTGAATGCCTGCTCACTCAGCAAGCCAAGCTTGCTCAGATCGTCAACAGCCTGCCCGCCTGCCTGCTGCATACGGCCCACAGGATCAGCCAACAAGCCACCGATGTACCGCTTTGCGCGGTCAGCTTGGGAGAAGATGGCAGGCAACACGCCGCCGAGTAGTCCAGACATGGTTATCTCCAAATGTTCCGCAGCGAGACAGCAAGATCACGCGCTAGGCTGCCGAACACCAGCCCGACAGCAAGCGGCAGCGCCACCAAGAAGAAGCACACCGAGGCGCCAGAGTCGATCAGCCGACGCATCACTGCACCTCCATGCATTTGGTGTGGCGCTCAAGTTGGCGTGTCCACACGCCGGCGCAGCGCTTGTTCCCCGGCGTGCTGCAGTCGTAGCCGGCCACGAAGCGGTAAAGCAGCAGGGAGGCGCAGGCGTCGGCGTAGCGGCTGGCCAGCAGGTGGGTGCGCATGCTCGACTTCGCCCAGGCCCCGGTCCCGTACTGGTACACCCAATCCATGTAGAGGTCGTATTCGGCCTGGTGCAGCGCCACACCGGGCAGCGATGCGCGGAAGGCCGCTTCCTCGCGGGTGATGTGGGCATGCGCCTTGATGATGGCCCGCACTGGCGTGGTGCGGTCGCCCATCTGCACTGGACGGCCATCCTCGTGGAAGGTACTGCCGAGGCCAACGGTGGGGCGATCACCTTTCACCGGAATCACAGCGGTTTCGGTATAGCCCTCATGGGTCACAAGGCCGATGAACGCCGCCGCGCTGAGAGACAGCGACGCCACCAGAATGCGGGCAGTCTTCATCAGTACAGCCCCATGCGGGCCTCATGCTCGCGCTGCATGCGCTTGTCGGCCTTGTACTTGTAGTACCAGTTCACCAAAAAGCCGGCCACACCCAGCACCAGACCAGCCAACACAGCGAACTCAGACGACAGAAGCCACCCACTCAGGGTCATCCCTGCGCCTGTGTAGGTGGCTTTGCTGCCAATGGCTGCGGCGGTGGTTTCGATTGCAACTTCTTGATGGCTGGTCATGGGTGCAGTACAGTGAGGGGATGACTTGGGCACTTGCAGCTTTTTTCAAGCCACTTGTGGCACTTTTCCTTTTTGGGGTTGTGGCGCTTCCGTTCCGCATCGCGGTCCAGAAGTGGATGAAGCCTGGAAAGCTGAAAACACTGCTACTGACCCCCGTTGGCAAGCAGCCCACCAGAAATCAACCCTGGCGCGGCTAAAAGTCGGAACGCCTCGTTATCCAACAAGCCCGGCAACGTGCGAGAGGCCAGCGAGGGCGCATAGCCTGGGTTCAACGCAGCCCGCTGAACAGGCTGAGATAGCAGCAACGAACGCACCGCAGGGCGCGCCGCAACGCCAGCCAACATCAATGGGTTGCTGGTTGCAGTGCCAGATACAGCCCCAACCGCCCAATCCAGAGGGCTTGTTGCCTTTGGAGATTCCTTGAGTGCTTGCGCTGCTTTGGGGAAGGCTCGCCCGAACTGCGCCACATCACGCAATTCGCCAGACAAAGGTTTTCCCTTGGTCAGATCACGGGCCAACTTCAGAGCGTCAACAGCGCCGGTTTCTGGATTCAGAGCACCTTGCACCGTGTACGTCTTGGCGATGGTTTGCCGCGCGCCTCGATACTGTTTAAGCAGATCAGCGGGCGCACCACTGGCAACCAAGTGGTCATCAATGGCTTTTTCAAGCGCGTCCACCGCTTTCTTGTAAGCCTGTCCTGCCAACTTGTCGCCGCCACGATAAGCCGCATCAGCGTCGTTGCGCAGAACCTTGATAGTTTCGATAGCGTCACCAGCATCAAACGCGCCGGTCTTGAGCGCCTGAATGTCGTTGACCACAGCCGGAACCTTGCGCCCAGGAAATGAATTGGATTGGCTGGTAAACGGTTTCACAGCGTCATCCAGCGCCTGCAAGTAGGTTTCACTTGTCGGCACAGTCCCAACGGCTTTGACGGCCTCATAGGCTTGCCCCGCCTGCTGGCGCACCGTGTTGAGCGTGTCCAGATTCAGAGGCACATCATCAGGCAGGCCCAAAGCCTGACGCGCCAGTTTGTTGGTGACGTTCTGGTTGCGTGCGCTTGCCACCTGTGCGGTTTTGATCTTGCCCGACAGGCCGGAAAGCGCCTCGCTCACCATGCCGGGATTCAGATCGGCGGGTGGAATAACGTAACCCTGCTTTGCGCCAGCCTGTGCCGCAGAGAATCGCTGAGAGTTTTGTGCAGTCAGTCGAGCAGCCTCGTCGGCCTGCGAGGTTTGCCAGTTGCGCAACATGCCGGGAACCTTGTTTGCAATAGCCTGCCCAGCAGCCCCAGCAGCGCCACCAACTGCCGTGTTGGTCAAGGTTTCTTGCACGCTCGTTGTCGGCTGGAAGAACCCGAAAGCAGAGCCGACTGCTGCGGCCCCCTTGATAGTTGCCGTAGCTGGGAACATCGCAGTCGGTGCAGCAATCAGTGCGTTGCCTGTGAAGTTGCCAACCTTGCCAGCCGTGGTGTTCATCAACGGGGCATCAAGCCTACGGGCTTCTGCAACATCCTCGCGTGTAACCAGCGGTTGCCATTCGCCGTTGCGACGAACCGGGATCACCTGTCCGATGCCGCGCCCAAGGTCAACCAGCGCCTTGCCTGTGCCTGCTGCCACTTTTTCAAAGGTGGACATGCCTTCAGTCGGATCAGGCGCATTCTCTGGCTTGGGCTGATCGTTCATTGCGCCGCCGTACTTAGCCCACGGCCCGGCTGTTTCAGGCTGCGGCTGATATCTCTCCCACGGGTTCATTGCTTCTCCCAACTGGCCGGGTCTGCCGGGTTGCCACCTTTGAACTTGTAGCCGTCAACCACTTGACCGCGCATTGGCGGGCGGGCTGGCACCGCACTTGGGGGCATCTCAGTTTGGTTGCCGCCACCAGACTTTGCCTCCCACTGGGCAACAATTGTTTCAACCGTGTTGAGAGCGGCAAGACGTTGAGCGACTGGTTTTGTGCGGTCGCCAACCATGCCGGCTGCCGTCTTGTAGTCACGCAGTTCAGCGTCAGACTGTGCGCCTGGGGCCTTGGGGATGTTCTGCATCATCCAGCCAGACAGCGCGTCCAACTGTGCAGCCAGATTTGCGCCCTGTGTGCTCAAGCCAATGGAGCCCAGCCCACTATCAATCAGCGCCCCAACACTGCTTTCAGTTGGACCGTCGCGCAAATACTGCTTTGCAAGACCAAGTTGCTGCTTGAACGTTTGGAACTGACTGGATTTTTCCGTATTGGCCGCCGCCCGATCAGCATTGGCGGTTGCAGTTCGAATTGCTGCGGTTTCTTCCGCTTTCGACGGCGCCACGCCAATCTGAGCGCCGGCCAAGCCGAGCGTTTGGCCAGGCACCGACGTATTCATGCGGATGGTCGGATTGGCAATGCCGTTCTTCGCTGCATCCGCCAAAATCAGGCCGCGCACCTCGTCGGTGATGTTGGCGTTGCCCAGCGTCGGATATGCGGCGTTTGCCCCAGCGTTGCCAGAAGTAGCCGCCAAGGCTTCAGAACGCGGCAACTGGACAACGCGCCCGTCGCGCGTCTTGACTTCAACCAGATCGACACGAGCCTTTGCTTGTTCATCAGCGTTGCGGTACGCCGCATAGGTGTCGAGCGCACCAGCGGGCGCTTGCACCCGCACACCGCCTTGGCCGTCTGGAACCGTCACTGTGGTTTGGCCGCTGGCCGATGTGGTCACACGCGGCACGAACCCAGGCGGAAGCCGATTCTTGTCGTAGGCGAAGCCTTCTGAAACCTGCATATCCGGCGTGTTCCGCTTGAACAGCCACTCGGGCAGGTTCTTCCCCTTGTTGATGAGGTAGTCCATCTGCACCGCGCTCTGATCCAATCCAGACAGCGGATTGGTCTGGCGCGGCTGGGCGTCCATGCGTTCCGCATTTGCGACTGTTGGCCCAACGCTGCCCGCTTTTGCACCATCGCCCAAGGCCGACGATGCAGCAGACGGGGACGATTGACCGCCTACGATCTGAGGGTAAGCATCGCCAAAGATCAGACGGCCCAGTGCAGCATCGTTCATTGCGGCACGCTTGAGCGCCGCCATTTCCAGCGCGTGTTTTTCTTCTGTGTAGGCGTCTGCCTTCGCTTGTCGAGCGTCGGCTTTGTCCTGTCGGCCAATCTCTCGATTGATCTGCGACTGCCGCTGATAGCCCAACAGACCCTGCTGCAAGCCTGCGCCGGCATTGCCCTGGAGCAAGCCACCGGCCAGCCCCATGATGGCGGCGGTTTTGGGGTCGTCCCAAGATGTGCCGAAGAAGCTCATTGCACCCCCTTACGATGCGAAGTTTTCGCCGTTGCTCGTCGCATACTTGCCCAAGCCGTTGGCCTTCATGTAGTCCTCAATCGCCTTGTTGATGGCGTCTTCGGGCGGCGTTTCTGGCTTGGGGTTGGATGCCTGGTACTGCGCGACAGACTGGATCGGCGTGTTCATGCCCATCAGGCTTTCAGTCTGCTGCGGCTGGAATGGCTGGTACTGCGTGTTGGTGGTGGGCCGCACCACGCTGGGGGCCGCGCCACCACCCATGCCGCCAGAGGTGAACGGGTTTTGCGCCACGCCGCCTCCCATCAGGCCCAGGCCCATCGAGCGCATGGCGTCGTAGCCCTGCGTGTACTGAGGCGAGGCCAGCACTTGGCGCTGCGACTCAATGCCGGCCCGCATCATGGGGTTGAGGCCACCTTGTGCAAACTGCTGCTGGTATTGGCCCATCACATCGGCCAACAGCCCGCCCTTGCCGTCTTTGCCGTAAACATACGGGGCCAGGCGGTCGTCGATCTTGTTGGAGGTTTGCGAACTGCTGGAGCCTTCGGAACCAAGTAGCCCGCC